TCTTGGTGTACTTCGCCATACTGGAGTAATTACGTTGTGAGGGTTTAATAGACCTTCACTTATAAGACCATGGGCTTATAGATCAGATCAGGGGCTGGGGGTAATACTGACCCCAGCCTATAGCCATTTCCCAATTATGTCCAAATCGCGCAACTGGTGTTTCACGATCAATAACCCGTCCAACGACGAATTCGACTTTCCAACCAATTGCAAGCTACTAATCGCCAACAGGGAGGTCGGCGCTTCAGGAACTCCACATTACCAAGGCTATGTGGAATTCAATACAAGCGTGGCCTTGTCTCATCTGCGCAACTGGAATGGACGAGGCCACTACGAGATTAGGAAAGGTAATCAGTATGACGCAATAAGATATTGTATTAAAGATTATTTAAGTGATGATAACTCCGCAATCTGGGGGTTCGACGTTTCACTCGACGCTTTAGAAGGTTTCGGCTTGGTATCCTCTGGACTGGATAAGTCTCTAACTCCGGTGCAGCTTCTCGACACCTTAAACAAGACAAAAGTCTCCAAGCTGACACAATTAAAGCTTTTAATCGATGAAGGCCATACCGACAAGGAGCTCGCGGACTACGACTTCGATAATTGGTGCAGATCCCACAGAGCGTTGGGGGCCTATCGTTTGCTATGTGTAGCTCCACGTAACTGGGAAATGAATGTGACGGTGATATATGGTCCGACGGGTACCGGAAAAAGCAAGTTTTGCAACGAGTCATTTGAAGATGTGTACTGGAAGCAGAGGGGGAAGTGGTGGGACAATTATGCCCACCAGAATACTGTCGTTCTCGATGAATTTTACGGTTGGCTTCAATGGGATGTGCTACTTCGGTTATGTGATCGATATCCACTAATGGTGGAAACTAAAGGAGGACAAATTCAATTTGCATCAAAAGAAATTGTATTCACTTCAAACACTTTACCTCAAGCATGGTACAAAAACGTTTATTTTGATGCTTTCTGTCGAAGAGTGAGCAGATGGATTTATATGCCTAGACTTAACTCAAGACTAGAATTTGATACTTATGAAGAATTTACGGATTCTATTAACTCTACGATTTATATTGCTCAACTATAACTAATATATCTAACCCTTTACCCTAACTATATTTTTCGTTGTGGCTACGGTCACCCTACCGGGCTCCCTCCGCCTAATTCTGTGGTTGGTTCTTTATTAAATCAAAGAAGGTAACGTTATAAGTTATAATAACTTGAAATGACATTTCATCAGGATTACTTCCATCACCAACATTGGCAGCACCACATACGAAGTAACATTCGCGAGTGGGATTACCAGTAATGGAAGAAGCTAAATCTCCATCTTTACGATCAAGATTCATCAATGAATGAGGGTATACTTTCATCCTCAATGTTGGCATTCTCTGAGAGGTATTCTGTGGACAATATCTCCACACTACATCTCGATTACCTTCTTCAATCAAAGTGTTCAACTCTCCTTGATAGTCATTAGATTGTTCTGAACGTAAAATAAAAATACGACATGCACGCTCATTGGCTGTATATATTAAATTTTCACCAATGTTCGTTCCAAGATTCGTTTCCGCAAAGCCAAAATTAACAGCATGGGTCTGAAGAGGAATAAAACTAATATTCGCATAATTAACTCTATATTTAGAATACAAAGCTCCGTAATTATCGAAAAACATGGGTTGATGACCAGTACTGGTTAAGTCAGGATCGTATAAACTATTCGCACGAAATACATGAACAGCAGCAGTGCTTGAACTAGGATTTAACGAAAAGTTATCAACGTATCTCAAGGCTACTGTTTTCGTCGACGGAAAATTACCCAAAGGGGCTTTCCATCTAGATACTTTAACCCGTGAAAAGGGTTTACGCTTCATACGTCTATTTACGTATCTACGAGCCGCCCTAGCAGGTCGACGTTTAAACGCCCTCTTGGTGTACTTCGCCATACTGGAGTAATTACGTTGTGAGGGTTTAATAGACCTTCACTTATAAGACCATGGGCTTATAGATCAGATCAGGGGCTGGGGGTAATACTGACCCCAGCCTAT